CACTCTTCATCGGGAGGTCGAGACGCTCGGAGCACGCGACGAAGGGGGTTTGCAGGAGTGTTTAGGCCGTAGTTGTCACCAACGAGGCGCTCTCGCGGTCACCCGCGAGTTCAGGCTCTATCATATTGCCGTTCAAAGCGCAGCAGCGTTTCCACATTGCGATCCTTTTTTCGGGATCGGGTTTTCCGTTCATACGAGCGAAATTGAGTGCAATATTGACTTGCTCTCGCTTCGTTACCAGATATGGAAGTACGGACAACGAGAAGATTTCTTTGCTCTTGTTGTCTTGTACGTCCCACTGGTACATCGGCAACTTCCCGCGATGCGGGGGTCGTTGTCGCCACGCTCCTCCATACAGTCTTTGTAGCTCCATAATCAGGGGCTTATAAGACATGCCTAGAGAAATCGAAGCCCTGTAGTAAAACCCACTACTATAGGTTTGTTTCACTCGTATAACGTATGCGCTGCCTTCTCCGTCGAAAACCCCCGCGAGGTACGCGGGTAGAATCTTTCCGGAAAACGGCAATCTCGGCGTATTAGTCGTGACGGATTCGTTCTGGTTTAGAGTTATTATTTTCTCGTACAAGGACTGTCGCAAAGGTTTATTTTGAACGCCTTGTAGCCCGTAGTATTCTTTCAGCACCAAACCTTGCTGCTGTTTGATCCATACATACGGAATAATCTTCTCCAGAAACCGCGAAGCTTGTGTGTCGCTACTAAATTTCCACTGATAGTAGATTTCACCATCTAAAATTTGTGGGCGGTGATAGCCACCAAACGTGTCAACCAGCCATCGCATGGTCGGCAAATGTTTGGATCGAATCCTTATCAGAGGGTCGTAGTGAATGTAGCCTTCTTTGGATTCGGATCGGCTGATTGAAAAACTTCCGTCAGCGTCAATGAGTCCGGCCACATAAGCAAATTTGGTTTCTTTCAAAACGTCTTTCCTCGGTATTGTCTGATTATATCACAATGATTGTCAGGTTGACAAATCAGAGGTTCACCGATATAGCCGAGTTTTATTTCTACCTGCTCTAAAGGCCCAAATTAAGCCTTCAGGTTCTCCAAATCAGGTATTTCAGCTTGGCCTACAATTCCGCGAGATTTACAAACGGAACTTTTTGTCGTAGTAACGAACCGTGGACTGAGGCAGGTTTGACTGGTTATTTGATGCTGGGCTAAAGCCCATAGGTAGTCACCTGTTAAGTCTAAGTTCAGCCTAAGCTGCTCTTGTGCGCTCGCGGGCAATCTATAATCCGATAGATTTGCGGGCTTCGAGGTAGAGAATCTCGAAATATTCCCTCACGCACGGTTTGGGGACGTTACGGGCAATCCGGCCCTTACGTCAAAATTGAAGAAGTTGATCCTGCCCGTTTCACAATCGGGTTACTGGACCTTTGACGGGCTAATGTGAGGTTGCCGCGTCTTTTTCCGGGACTTCGACTCCGTTAGTAAAGAAGCGTGATATTGCCCTCGCCTATCTGTCCCAATGATCCGTGTCGCTTTCGCGGTGGGCAGGGCGGGAAGGTCTTGGTCATCCCGCGTCTCTCTTTCGAGCGGCTACTTTATAGACAGCGCGGAGGGGATCATTCCTCGCTCACGCTTCAAACTTGTTACTAAAATTGTACGGGCTACCTAGAGGCGTGTAAATCCCCATGCAGGGCGGAATTGATCCAATAGGCTTGACAGATAGATTGCTCCGAAGATTGATGCAGTTCCTTCTTCGGCCCGTGAACTTTAAGTTGCGGAAGGTTTCGAACCTTCGTGCGAACGAGAGACTCGGGCCATACCCCCGTCTTTTTGCTCTCTCCGCTTTATAGGTATGGGTCAGGCTTTAGCCGCTCGCCCACACAACTTAAACTTGTTACTAAAATTGTTGGGCGGTTTTTGTACGTGCCGCCCTTAAGCCCTCAACGGGTTCCACGCTCTAGTCGCAATTTGCGACCTCAAGATGTACGCAAAAAGAGTACGTTTGTACTCAAAATGCGTACGGTTTCCGGACTACTCTCCTGAAACTACTTCTAAATCGTTGTCGGGCGAAGCCGACGCTTGGTTACGTACGTTGCGCGGCATGATGATACAACCCTCGCTAGCATTGCCCGGAGGAGTTGTATCTCCGTGCATGTAGAATGACGAGCGTCCGAACATCTGATTGCTGCCGTCTGGAATCAAAGGAATCGCGAACGGCCCGAGATGAGATTGCGGTACGGGCGTTCCGAACTTGTACTTGCCTTGTGGAAGCGGGCCGATCTTGGGAACGGATTGGTGCTCAGGAGAATTCTTGCCCTCGGGGTTGAGGCCACAATTTCCCCCGGCATAGCCCGTAGCAACGAAGGTTCCGTTGTGACTCAACTTGCCTGTCTTCTGCTCGTATGTCCAACTCATTTTACTTTCACCATCAGAACTCCGGGCCTCGAAGGTCCGTAAAAGTTCGGTTCTTCTTGAACTACTTTGTATCCACGACGGAGGTACAGGCCGATTGCGGGCCCCGAAGGATCGGTGTGTAGCCAAAGCTCCGGGAAGTTGTTCTCAGCTTCCGAGAGTAGGTTCCAAGCGATCCCCCTCTTTCGGAACGTAGGAGCAACAGTGATACTCCAAATCAGATTCGTTCCCTCGTGGGGAACAATTATCACTGCGCCTATCACTGCCTGTACAGCCGGATCAGGTTCTTCAACCCAAGCCTTGCCCGAAGATAACTTCTCCCGTAGTTCGGTTTCCGTACACGGGTTTTCATAGCAAATTTCATTCAGGAAAAAGACATCCTGAAAGTCTCGGGCTTCGAACAGGCGAATCATTAGAACATCTTTCGCCAAATCCACGGGCCAAACTGAACTACAACAGTCCAGCGATTAGTAAACAATGCCGCAGGGTCCGATACGGAGGGGCCGGAACTACGGGCAATGTAAATTCCCAAACCCAACATGATATTGCCGGGAGAAGCTGTGTAAGCCATTACTGCGCCCTCTTCTGCTGACGAGCGTTATCCAAAGCCTGAACCTTCTCTTTGAATCCCTTTTCGTGAAGAAGCTTTTTCTTGTATTCATCTCCGGGCATACGCTCCAGAGCCTCATAGCCCTTGAAGTTGCCCCAGACAATCTCGTCACCCGGATTCGCTACCGGGCCACTGTCTGACGCTACGCTGCGGGTAAGCCCGGAACTAACAGGTCTTATGGTCGCGGGAGTCGCAGGTTGTACGGGCGTCTCAACGACGGGGGCCGGAGGAGGCTGTACGGAAACCGGAGCAGCCGGACGCGGCTCAAGCACGTCTTTCAAGGTGTCGTATGCCAGAACAAAGTTTTCCTTGATCGGGTCGAGTTGGTTCTTCTCAATCCACGCGGCCAAGGTTTCTAGGTTCGCCTGAAGCGGATAGTAATCCGGGCGAAGACGGAGGAACGCACGCGCTTCAGCATCAACGTTCGAGCGGTCCATACGCTGCTCGACACGAGCTAGCCGTGTTCGTAGAATCTCAGGATCGCCGATTCTTGCCCGCACAAGCCTGTCGGCTACAGCATCCATCTTCTCTGGATCGGTCATGTCCTGCGCGAGTTGAATCTTTTCCTCAGCAGTCAAGGGTTCGGGCTTCAGTTCGTACTTGCTTGGATCAAAACGTTGCGCCTCGGGTGGAATCTCGTCTTTGAACGAAGAACTGAGGCGCACTTTCTTGTTCAAGGAGCGGTTCAACACTATCAGGCGGGAATTATTCTCCCCCATTTTCTTCCCGAGGTCTTCGGGCGTGCCGTCGTATTTAACGACTTGCTCGCCGCCAATGGCTTGTCCGTTAGCCGGATCAACAGGCTGATATTTGAAAACGAACTCTTTAGGAGGCTCGGGCGTAACTGTAGTTTCTTGGACAACTGGTGTTTCTGACATTTGTCTTTTCCTAGGGTTAGTAGTTAGTGTCTTTTTCTGCGAATCTGATCTTTGTCTAGTGAGAAATCCGGTTCGATTCGGTATTCCATCATCGCCTTCATTGCGAGCAGAACGTCGTCGTCGGGCGTCTTAGCTAGTTCTTGCTCTATCCAATGAGGCCAGCCTTTCCATTCTTGTTCGGTTTCCGAACTCACCCGAATACCTCTTCGGTTGGGTCTGGAAGAATCGGAGGCCCGTCTTTCTCTTTCAGGCGATTGGCGTAACCCGCAACTCGTTCCTGCAATCTCTGGTAGAACATGCCCGCAGCTAGAGCGATGCTATGTTTTGCCCGGACTTCAACGTCATAGTTAGGCTTGGTCGGATCAACGTTCATCATGTCGATCTGGAAGCCGTCTACTTCTGCCATCATCACCCGTTGAAGCACTTGGTATCCGGGCAACGATACGATCTGCATGAGTTGCTGTATTTCAGTGTCTTGAGGTTTGAATGCCGCTTTTTCCATAGTGTCTTAGCTACCGTAATCTGCTTGCTGCTCTGGACTATCCCCGAACACAATCTCTACTTTGAACTTCCCGTCGCCCTCGTCCAGCACGGCCATAACGCCTCCGGGTAATACGCGGTCTACGTCTTCCGGGCGTCCGAGTTCATCTTCTCCCTCAACTTGTTTCTCAAGCTGAATGCAGTTGCTTGAGTGCCACACCAGAAGGATCGGCCCGTCTTCTTGTCCTTCTTTTACGTATCGTTTGAAGACCTTGTTCATCCGGGTTGCGAACTCTTTCAGACTCTCGCCGTCCGGAATCCGTACATCGGGATTGTCAATGTAGTGGTTGAAGTCGTCTTGCGTATCTTCACGGTCTTTGCCCGAGAACACGCCCACATCCCACGGACGCATCAAGGGGTCTTTCTCGGCTTTGATACTCGGCAGAGCTAATTTAGCAGTCTCGCCCGCACGCCCGAGATCAGAAGCGAACACCCGTTTGATACCTTTATCAGCCAAGAATTCGCGGGCTTCTTTAGCCTCACTCTTTCCTGTTTCGTTCAGCGGAACGTCGATCCACCCTCGGAATTTCTTCTGTTTATTATTGGCCGTCTCCCCATGACGCAGGGCGTAGATAATTGCGTTCCCGCGAGACATGAAGTGATCTGAGCAGTCGTCGGCATCTACTTTCGCAGTTCCGTCAGCGTTCTTAGGAACCTCTGGGTCTTCGATAACTGAACGGTTATTACACTTTCCAGATTCACAAAAGAAGATACAATTCCCACACTGGCGCGGGGCGCGGTTTTCCGAGCTATGCACGAAACCGGAGGCTTTGGTTCCGTCCTTACCGCTCTGCTCGCCCGCCATTATTCAACGTCTCCGAAGCCCGCGTTTCCTGCTAGCCCCTCAGTTGCTTCGTCACGGACAGAGTGTTCAACAGCGAACCGCACAACATCGTTCTTGATACGATCCGCCGAACGCTGTTCTTCCAATTTGGACTTGGCATCCGCCTTTTGGTTATTCAAAGCCATTTGCGTCTGCATCGGACCCTGTTGCTGCTGTTGCAGTTTAGCGGCCCGTCTCTTTTCCATTTCGGGTGTCAGAGGTTTAATCACGTCTTGCGAGTTCTTCCACTCACTAGCCTCGAAATACATTTGGAAGATAACTTCCCAATCTATGTACTTACCCATGTCAGCCAAGTATTCGTTGAACTCGGGGTTCTGCATGAACTGCGTGAGCAAAGTGAGTGCCTGAGTCATTGTCCGGCGAGCGGACATCGCGGACCCGGCAAGAACCTCGAAGGTTACCTTGCCGTCGTGGTACTCCTGCATGTCAATTTCTTGGAGATAATCTTTACCTAACTCTTCTCCCAAAATGTCGGATATTTGTGCATCAGAGACATACTTGAAAATCAACTCATCGAGGATATATAGGAACGGGACGAAAACTTGATTGAGAAAATTGTCTAGGGGCCCGTCGAGCCTCGTAGCCGACGCTTGAGCCATTGCACCCGCGCCAGTAGCACTTCTACCGATGCCCGCCCTCGGGCCAGCAGAAGAACCCTGAACAAGAGTCTGGTCTGCACCCGTCGTGGATTCAGTGTTAGCTTCAGAATTCTCCAACGCCGCCCAAACGTCCGCAGGAACGCGGGGCTGTTCGAGCAATTTATAAGCCTTCTCTGGCTCGCCATCGACTGAAATAATCTTTCCGATGCTCGTGCGGATCATCTGCGTCGGGGAGTTAGAATCTCTTGCCCGGAGGTAAACCGGATTTACGCCGAAGCTAAGAATCTTCAGGATCGAGTTAATTGCACCTTGGTCAACGCGCTGGTTCTGCCCAACTGTGAGACCAATGCCCATTCCGTATAAAGCCTTCGGGCGATTCCACCAATTGGCCGACAAGAATGGGAGTCTTTCGAATTCGTTTGGTCCCGAGAAGATGACTTTCCGGCGATTGATGACGATGATCTTACGCTTCTTATCCCAATACTCTAGGACTTCCATCTTCTTTGCCAGAGGATCGGCGCTCGTGACAGCAGTCGGTTGCTCCGCGTGATGAACAACTCCAACGGTGGTGTTAGTCTGGTCGCTTCTTAACAACGCTGGAGTTTCAAAAGCCTCAACAGGCGGGGCCCACAATTCCTTTAATTTCTCGTCAGACCAATACTCGTCCCACGTCCATCCGGGCAACGGTTTGCCGTCCTGACCGACGTTTGCATTCTTCAAATCGCGGAGAGCGTAGAAATCGGCATAATAGACATCAATCGCGTGCCCGGAACGACGGATATCGCCTACGGGTGTCGATGCGTCAATAAGAACATTGCCAATAGGCCGAGATTCGAAGAAAGGATAGTAATGAACCTTCTTGGTGTATTCGATCTTTGGGGGTGCATCCGAGTGTACGGTTTCCGAACCACCTGCCGAATCAACAGTCTTAACCTTGTCTACAATTCTCCTCGGAACTTGCTTCTCTACTCGATGAACGCCCCATTTCCAGATACCCGTTCCTAAATGGGCTAGCTGCTCCATGCCCCACTTGACTTCGCTTTTGAAGTCGCAGGCATCAAGCATGACAGACATGACTGTGGTTTTCTCTTCAACCGTCTTCTCAGAAGTTCCTTTGCGCGGGCGAAGAACCATCGGCGGGTCTTGATAGAAAAGACCTTTTACAAGCTGAGGCACAACCGAATTAACAACTTTCGCGATAGTGAACCGCTGGACGTTTGGTTCGAGTATGTACGACCCCTCGAACGTAGTCACCGGGCGGGGCGCTTGAAAAAGCAAATCCGCCTCAGACCATAACAAATTCCATCGCTTACTCGAAACCCACGCCTCATCAGTGGTAGCGCACCCGACAACAAGGGCTAAATCCGTAGCAAGCGATTTAGTTTCTCCCGCGCTTGTAAAATCAGAAGCGTGGAGAACTGCGTTCGGGTTACCGTCTTTTTCTAGAAGCGCCATCTATATCCTTGTCAGTTTGACAACTACGAGAAGAGGCCGGATTCGGCCAGCGGGTCTCGGTCGAATTCCTGAACCCCGCCTGAATTGGAAATTATTGTGGAATCCTGAACTTGCGGGGCGAATTTCCCAAGCCCGTATATTTGATTTAAGCGAGTCCGCTCCATACTGTCGGTTACGCTCGGAGGAGCCACGGGCGACGTATCCGCAAAAGCAGAGAAGTGGTTGACTAGCAACGACAGGCTACATACGATATCCGTATACACACCCTTCGGAAACGCCTCTAACTCGTTGTAGAGTTCTTCGAGGCCGGACATTGCTTTCCAGAAGTATAGTCGCCCGTCTCCGAGCAATCTTGCTGCGGGCTTCGCCCGGACTTCCTTGGAGTTCTGCTTCGAACCTTTTCCGATTGAAACGAACTCGAACGGTACGTGAATCCGGAGTTTCTCTTGCTCGCGTCGAATCTCGGCGTTCAGCCAGCGGGCACCCATCGAGTCTTCAACCGCTACTCTTCGGGGTTTCCACTTATGCGCGAAACTAGCCATGACTCCGGGAAGTTCGTACTCGCTGAATCGCCCGCGAACCATGTCAATGATGTAGATACCCTGCATGGTAAACAAGCCCGCCATGCCTACGGTATACTTCGCATTTGACTTCTCGGAGTACGCTAAATCCCAAGCCTCGAAAGTGATTCCCTGTTGAGGCAGAGTATCAACTGTGCGGGCAACCATTAGCTCGCGCCTGAACTTCGTTTCGAAAGACTTGTTCAGGTCTAGGAAGTATTGGCTGTAGAAGGTCGCAGTGTCGTTGGTCTTCTGCGCTTCCGCGTATTCCCGCTTGATGACCTCTAAAGTCAGTCGCTCGGGGAACCACAGGTCGATCATGTGGTTTTCGAGCAAGTCGGGAGTCAGGTCTTCGAAACCCGGCTTAACTACGCCGACCGGGTGCGCGAGCACCTTGACCAGCGGCGGCTTCCCGTTCCTGAATCTAAGTTCCTCATCCTTGACTGTTGCAGTCAAGTTGTCGTTCAGGTGGTATGGAGTGCCGATTCGATCCTTGTAGCCGTACGGCTCGACCAGCTTACGGGCCATGCTGATTTCACGGTTGACGCCCGCTATGCGCTCGATGTTCTGAGTATTGTCTGCGGTTGTTCCGTCGTCAATCTTGAGAACGTCGCAGTGCGTACCAGTCGTGTTCTTTCCGAGTGACGTGGCACGAATTGTCGGGCCTGCAACGTCCGTGGTGCGGGCGGGCGTGACCCACATTGGCTTTTCACCCGGTTTGGTCTCGCAATGCTCGGGGAAAAGGATTTGCAGCAGACGAACCTTGCCCGTTAGATCGCCCTCGTCAAAATATCTCGGGCTTCCTTCTTCGTTCAGCTTGAAGTGCCCTTTGATGATACCTGTGAACTCGGCGGCGAGGTCAACGGTGCCCGTCATAATATTCACGCGGATCGAGGGCCAGCAAATTACATATTGGATCGTATCGACTATATCGGCAGTCGATTTGAATCCGCCTCGGGAAAGAAACAAGAGGCGATCATGCAACTCTTTATCTGCTTCAGCGAAGTCTTTGAAGCTCTTGGCCGAAGGGTCTTTGAGGACAAAAAAGTTATTTGGCTGATCGGGCGACGAGAAGAGTTCCTTGTGGCAGTCAGCAAAATACCGATACCCGAGAACCTCGCGAGCAAACCAGAAGCCGTCCGTCTGACATCTGTACCGAAGGGTGAGCCCATCCTTAATGAGATCGTATCCGTACTGGTCTAGAACTACCTGTCGGTATTTTGTCCAGAGAGCAGCTAGATCATCTTTACGGGCTTCGGTCAGTTTCTCCACAGACTACAGTTTCTTCGCTTCTGCCTTAATGTCGGCCTGAGCCGCTTTCACTTCACCTTCAACTAGCGTCACGTCCTTCTTGGCCGTGTTGCGAAGGCGATTAATAACTCCGGGTGTCAGGATACCCGCAAGATATCCGAGAACTGCTCCAATGAGATAATGCATAGTCTTTTCTCCTATTCGTTTTCCGTACTTACTTCTTTCCCCACATAGCGTCGATATGACCGTGCAGTCCCTTCAGGTCAGGTGCGGAATACTCCTCATCGTGCTCCGGCATGTCATGCGGCGGTTCGTGACGATGTTTCATGTGGAACGACTGGTCGTGCAGCCGACGAATAGTCATGTCCTTGCCCACCTTAGCGGGCTCCTGCGGCATGTCGTCCTCATCGGGCTCCTGAGAAAGAGCGTCCATCGCGAGGCCCATCGCGGCCTTCAGCTTCCCATGCTTTTCGGGTGTGAGTACATGCTCACCTTGTTTCATTACATACGGCCCCGTCTTAGGGACTGTTCCGCCCGTGTGCATCTTCGGGAGATCGGGGTATTTCGAATTCATCTTGTCAAGAGCTTCACGTCCGGTCGTTCCCTTATTGCCCGGATTAACCAAATCTACGGGCGAGGATTTCATGGGCGTGGACACCTTCGCGGGCTCAGCGGCAGAAGTCGGGGCCATAGCCTTGTCTGCCTCTCGGCGCATCTTTACTTTTTCAGCGAGTTCGGTTCCGATAGGAGTGCTTTTACCCTCGGGATCGGACATCAGACTGCGTACGGGGTTCATCATGTGTTTACCTTCTGGCAGCAAGTCGCTGGCGGATGTAGCCCTTTATTCCGGGCGAAGGGTCATAATCAGGATAGAGTTGCTTGAATCTTCGAAACGCGCCTTCGAACGGGAGTTTGCCGTTCAGGACCAGCCACAGGAGAACTAGGGACGGGCTGCGTGATTTTCCGTGGTTACAGCAGACAAGAACTTTATGGCCTAGGCCAAGAGAATGCGTAATATACGCAAGCCCTTTATCAACCATCGAAGCAGGGAAATAATCGGGAGAATCATGGTCTACAATATTAAGTGCAAGTAATCTTGGCTTCTCTACGGACAAGTAGTTTGGCCCTTTAGGAGCGCCCATCGTCTCATAGCCCAATTGCTCACGATGACCGCCCGGACCATCTTTAGCGGCCCTCAGAACTCTCCAGTCAGATTTGTCTTTGACTTTCTCGTAGTCGGAGTCTCCGCCAATAAAGAGTCGTGAGTAAACTTCTTTCATACGGTTTCCGGACTACAAGAGTTTATCGAGAGCGCCTAGAGCGGCCAGCCGACGAACTTCTTGTTTGAATATAGGACCGTGGCTTGCTCGGGGATGAGCAACGTGAATCATCTCGTGGAGAAGGTCGCATTTAATATACGGGCGACCCTTGTGTTTGTAGTACCGGATCACTATCCCGAGCGGCTTGCCACCTTTTATGAAAGTAACAGCGGCACTGTTCTTGCTTATTCTGGCCGACCGCCAAGTTCGGGCGTTGCCGAACACCACAAAGATATCGAGTGGGAGTTTGTTCCCGAAATACTTACGGTTGTACTGCCTGTACAACTTCTTCAGCCAAGGATTGGACCTCACGTTGGTTTCCTAAGCCCGCCGTCGTGTCCGACTTTCGAGCAAAGTTATTCGCAGCAGCAACCGTGCAAATGAGTGTCGTTCGGATCGAGCCCTTCCTCAGACCGAACCCACGGATAGCCCGTCTTATACTGATCTTGCGGGAGCGAGGTCTGATCCTCGGGGAGTTGGGTTTGAGACGGGTTGGGGTTCTTCTGGCTCATCTTTTTCAACCTTGAGTACGTCGCTCGACAACCGTCCTTCGAGGACAGCCAAGAGCTTGCACAACTCGACTTTGGGCGATCCTTTGACAGACGGGTCTTTAATTGCTTCTTTAATCAGTGTTTCTAAAGAGGCCCGCGACCGAGGAGGCAGTTTCACCTTCCTCGGTCTACGAGCATTCTTGCGGTTCTGCTTTTTGCGGGCTTCCTTGGATTTTTCCTGAAGTTCCGCTTGAGCCTCAACTAGATTCATAAGTCGTACGGTTTCCGGACTAGATCGTGGTGATCGAGCAGGTCGTCAACTGCGCCGTCATCGTGCTATCGCTCACGCTGTTGGTGAACGTCGGCACGAACGAGGCTAGAGCATAATCCGTGGTCGCGTTCACACCATTGATCGGCTCGGTCTGCGAAGACGAAGCAAAAGCCACAGTCTGAGCAGAAGCCGTAGTCACGATAGTGACTGCGGAGCCCGCAAAATACACGGTCGGGGCAAAGCAAGTCAGAGTGTTGGCATTCGCTTCGCCGAAGAAGTCCTGACTGACAAGGAAGTCATAATACGTTCCAGCAATCAAGGTTCCGCTTGCAACGGGGGTGAAAGTAGCCGTACCAGAAGCAGTACGCCCGCCCGAGACAGTCGTGTTCCACGGGAAAATCTGAAGACCAACAGCCACGGTCTGGGTCGCGCCGTGCGCCTTAAACCATCCGCCAACCGTGACGTTGAACTTCCGTCCGTTCAGTTTGTCGGAATCAGTGCTGTCCAGATAGAAGTTACCAGCAGTCACGCCCGCCGAAGTTCCGGTCGAGCTAACCTGCCAAAGCTGAGCCGAGGTTCCGGTCCCAGAAGTCATCAAGCTATATGCAACAGGAGCGTTGCCGTTTACGAAGCTCATTTGTTACCTTTCAATTCCCGGTTACCTGTACCAGCGATGCGGAAATAGTCGATCATTTTTCTGGCTAGATCGTTCGCCAATTGGTTAGCGTCCCTCGGAATCCACTTAAAGATTACGGGCACGCCCCACCCTCTGATCTGTTTAATCTTCGGGCTTACATCAGAGTCTTCTTCGATCTTTTCGATGACCTGTTTTGCGTCACCAAAAACTTTAAGAGTTCCGGGCTCGGACCATTTGCGGACAAAAGAATCCAGCCCGTAAGACAGCGCGTATTTCTCGGCGATCTTGGGCTTAATACCTTGCCCGATCATCCCGTACCCACTGTCTATTTCAACTTTGTCCTTGAACAGAACATAACCAAAGTAGCCCGTTCCGTGCTTCGCGCTGCCGTCGCAGAACAGCGTGTAGTCGGCCATTTACCGTCCGCGAATTGCCACAGTTGCGGCCACAGTCGCGGTCGTGGTGTGAGCCGTCGAAGGAGCCGATGAGGTTTTGGTCACGCTCGCGATAATAGCCGCCTGCGTAGTCGGGGAAGCCGTCGTGTACGCAGAATACACGGAGCCCGAAGTCAAGTGAAGCATCGGCTGCCAGCCCGATCCCGTGTTCACATAAATCAGATCATTGTGAACGTTGTGCAGGGTCGAGGGATTAGACGTACTCGCTCCAGCAGGAGTAGGGAAGTACCGAGTGCCGTAGGTCTTATCGCTGTAGTCGATGTAGTCCATTAGTCCATCTCCGGCGAGCCGCCCTGAAGCGAATACAGAAGGGTAGAGCCAGTAGTGTCCGTGCTCGGAGTGACTACTTGGCCCGAAGCCATGTCTGTAAATACCTGACCTTGCGTGGTGCTAAAACTCTGGGTTCCGTTCACGAGCTTCTGGGTCGGAAAATTTGGGAGCGACCATGTCAAAATATTTCCGGAATCGAAAGGGGTTGCCGTGCTAGACGCCGCATTCGGCGCAGCCGTCCGCGACGTTTTGATAATATTCGCGGGGGTTACTGTTGAGACGTTGCTCATTATTTCTCCATAAAGGAATACATCTGCTTCGGTGAAGTAGTATGTATTGAGATTAAAGAGTCTTTATCGTAGCGTTCTAAGCAAGCATCACAGGAGCAGCACAGGAATCTTGGATCATGGACAAGTGGTATTCCATTGTCCAGCATGATCTTTCCGACCCAACGATCTTCAGCATGTTCTTCGGGCTTCCATTCAGCTTCGGCAACCAATCCCATTGCCCGCCGACTAAACCAGTAAAACGTTCCGCTCGCGTACTTATAATCAGCTTCTACCTCGAAGCCGCGATAATCAGAGAAAGTAGTGTCGGCGAGCAGGTTAGCCAGATTGACCGCAACATCATCATCAATCTTGGCAAACTCATCATAGCCCGCAATATATGCCCAAGAACAAGCCTTTTGTACTTTTTCGGGTAATGACCTGTAATCGTCGCCGCAGTCTAGTTCGATGAGATTCGGAAGATCAGGTCTTACTTCTCCGCGCCCTACGAAGAACCGGAGGTCTATCTGGTCGGCATACCTACAAAGCCATCGAGCATACCATGTATCTAGTATAGCTTGGATTCTTTCGTTCGGGCCGTTGTGGTGAGCCGCGCCTGTGTCTTGTGGAGCGTACGAGAACTTCCGGCAGGTTAAAACGGCAAGCAGTCGTTTGCTCACTAAAGTTCCTTTGTTTATTGAGCAGATTTACTTTAGTGAGGCCCGACTCCAAGCGGTATGTATCGAATAGACGGATCATTTGCTAGCTCGGGCAAGAATCGCCACGGGTCTATAACAGTCGATCCGGAAAACGAATAATCTTTGAACGCTGGGTCCGGGAGCATCACCACAAACGTGTCGGAATCTCCGTCCACGTTATAGTTATCGTCCCTCGTAGTTCTGACGCCCCGCCGATTCAATTCTTGCAGCAGAGCTTTCCCTGCCGATTCTGTTTCTTCGCAAGTTCCGGGCTTGTACGTAAACCCAAGAATATTTATAACGCCCTTGGCGTGTTTCTGGACAAAATCTGCAAGCCACAAAATCTGTGCCCGATTGAAACTGTCGATCACGAGTGGGAAACTCTGCCCGAGAGTTGCCATTGCTTTCGTGTCGCGGGGGAGGCACGGGCCTCCGTAGCTCGTCCCACCCTTCAGCAACTTCTTGCCGATCCGGGAATCCATTCCTACCGCGCCGGAAACTACGTCTACATCCGCCCCCGGAATCTCGTTGCATATTCGGAGAAGCATGTTGGCATAGCTAATCTTGGTACAGAGGAACGTATTGACTGCGATCTTTGTGATCTCGGCGTTCACGGGAGACATCGCGGCAATCGGAGCATCCGAAATCGTCTTGTAGACGCTCGTCACTCGTGCTTCAGTAAGAGGGTCAGACGCACCAAGCAATACAAAATCAGGGCTGAGGAAGTCACGTAGAACACTGCCCAAAGCAATAAATTCCGGGCTATACGCAAGACCGAAACTTTCTCCGCATTTTCGTCCACTGTGCTTTTCAATTGTTTCTCGTATCGGGCCCCAAGTGTCTCCGGGCATCACTGTGCTTGTAATGACTACAATATGAAACGCCTGCTTGGATTTCGTTCTCAGCGAGCGCCCTAGTTCTTCACACACGGGCAGGATGTATTCCAATGAGAACTTGTCATCCGGGCCGCTCGGTGTCGCGGTCACCACGAACGTTATATCCGCAAACTGCACACATTCTTTAATCTTGGTGGTCGCCCGAATCCGTTCTTTATTGGCTATCAAGAATTCTTGCAGATCAGTCTCGTCTACGGGTGCCCGTCCTTCGTTGATCGCCCGGACCTTGCTCTCGTCCGAGTCACACCCGAATACTTCGAAGCCCTTGCTCGCTAACGCGGCAAGCATTGGAGCCCCAAGCTTCCCAAGCCCGATCACACCCAATTTCAGATTGGTTGAGAAAAATCTATCCATTGACCCGCTCGTTGATCCAAGCGTATGTTTCGGGCAACCCTTGATCTAACGTTATTCTGGGCTCCCAACCGAGGACTTCTAGCAGCCGAGTGTTGTCAGAAGAACGACCGCGAACACCCTGCGGGGCGGAAAGATTGTGCGCTTTCCGTATTTCCTTGCCCGCGATTCCTGCGATCTTGTCGGCTAGCCCGTTGATACTGATTAGTTCGTCTGTCCCGAGATTCAGAGGCTTGTTGTAGTCTGAGTTCATCAGACGGATAAGGCCTTCTACGCAATCGTCCACGGCCATGTATGTGCGAGTTTGGGAACCGTCGCCCCAAATTTCTATCTCGTCGCCCGAATTAGCTTTCGCAATCTTCCGGCACAATGCTGCGGGAGATTTTTCTTTCCCGCCATCGTATGTTCCAAGAGGCCCGTAGACGTTATGGAACCGGACAATCTTGATGTCCATCTCCGGAAAGTCGTGCTGGTAGCATTCCGCTAGATGCTCGCTGAACAACTTCTCCCACCCGTATCCGGGCTCGGGCATCGCTGGATAAGCGTCCTCCTCTTTTAGAGGAGTGACATCTTCGTCCCGCTGTTTATCTTGGTTGTAAACGCACGCACTGGAAGTATAAAGATACTTCTTGACGCCGTTTTTTCGGGCGGCTTCTAACATGTTTGCGTTTATCAACACATTGTCGCGGGCACATTCGGAGAGATGGGTCTCTATAAATCCGATCCCGCCCATCGTCGCCGCAAGAGAATAGCAAGCGTTGATCCCGTCGCCCGTAGCCAGCAAACAGTTTCCGTACTCTCGCAAGTCCAAAGGCCAAAATTCGTCGGCGGCTGTTTCCTCGTACTCGGGAAACTTGATGTCTACACCCCGAACAAAGTGTCCCTCGGCTTTCAATCTCTTAACGAGATGGTGCCCGATAAAGCCGCCCGCGCCTGTAACTAGTATCCTCAAGCAGTCGCCTCAACCAGAAGATGCCATCCCGCCACACGTTCGAACGCCCGAAACAACCACGAAGGCATCCAACGAAACTTCCAGTCCACTTTGTATTCATGCTTTATGTAGGATGGAATGTCGAACTTAAAAACGTGATCTACTGAAATCTTCTTGACTCGGAAACCCGCAGACTCGACTAGTTTCTTGATTGACCGTCGCGAGTACACATGAGTCACGGGGCATCCGGTCTGCGCTTCCGAATAGCGGGCGATCAATTCGCTGAACTTCCAGAACTGTCCTTTGCCGTACTTCAACAGAATCCACAACGCTTTCCAAGACCACTTGTTATAAACCATGATCTTGAGAGTCGTGACTTTGCCGCTATACTTTCGCATCTCGCGCAGAATCGAAACCGGGCGCGGGCTGTGGTGGATAGAACCGAAAGCGTAAATCAAGTGATAGGCCGGATCACAAAGGCTAAGTTCTTCAGCGTTCGACTGGATGAACCGCAAAGGAACGTTGGCTAGATCGGCCCGCCGTTTTGCAATTCGAAGAGACTCTTCTGATAAATCAACCGCTGTTACATTAGCGCCTGCTCGGGCAAAATTGACTGTATCAATCCCGATGCCACAGCCGATTTCTAGAACGTACTTTCCGGCCCACTTGTCAAACTCAGCAAAACCCGGAATATGCGGCTCCGATGTGTACTTACGGGCCTCAGTCTCGTCCATGAACTGCTTGGAGTCTGTTGGGGCCGCGCTCCGCCGTATATTGCACGGGCGGGAATTCCAATACGCCGCTACGTCCGTTAAAGTGGGTTCCATTCGTGAACCAGTCTCGTGAATTCTTCCCTGTGTTTGTCTGCTTCGTTGTTGGCGGTGTTGCAGCCCGTCCGGTAAAAGAACAGAGGCTCATTAACTACGGCCATCTTCCAGCCGCGTCTAAGAATGTCTGTCCAGAGCGCCCAGTCTTCGTAGCCCGGAACTCGCGGAGTGTATCCGCCGCACCAGATAAACGCTTGCCTATTAATCAGCGAGCAAACTGGAATCTCGTTGTACTGGCGCTCTTGCTCGTACGTCAGAACCTTAGCGGGCAGTCGTTCGGTCTGTGCTCCGAACCGCTGCATATCCGTTGAAACAATGCCCACGTCTTCAGTCATCAACGGAACGGTCTTTTCCAGATACCACGGGTGAATAATGTCATCGGCGTCGAGCGGGAGAATGAAGTCGCCCGTTGAAGCCATCACGCCCGCATTCCGGGCCCCGGCAATCCCCCGGTTTGTCACTGTGGCAATCTTGACAGGAAACTGACGGGCGATCTGAGGTCCGCTATCCGTACTGCCGTCATCAACAACAATTACTTCGAACCCTTTGTACGTCTGTGCGAAGCAAGATTCTAGAGTCTCTTGAACGTATGCGCCTTTGTTGTAGAGCGCGATGACTATGCTGGCCAAAGGCGGCCTATCCGCAAACCGTACGATCACCTAAACCCTTTTCTAAAAACAGAATCTTTGGAGAACCCTTGTAGCCTTCTAAATCCGTTTCGGGATACCCGTAGTCAATCGAAAGAACAGTAGAAGGTTTATGCTCGGACAAGTATCGGTTCATGTGCGACTCGTCGTGCCAGCGGGCTACCAATCCTTTGCTATCGTCTCTGTCCACCGCGTCTCGAATCGCCCGAGACATACCCAAGAACGCCTTGCTCGTGCCGCCGTTAAAACCACCAACATAATACCGCCCGATATATCCTGTGTGGGCGGAGCTTTCAGGTCGGTGTTCCGCGAACCAATCCCAAGTGTGTTCGTTATAACCTTTGTGTATAACGACTGTAATGTCCGGCCCGAAAATCTCTTGCCCAACCGAACTTACGAACTTTGCGTCAACATCTACGTAAAATACGTAATCAAACTTAGCGAGCGCCCGTTCTTGCGTCAGAAACAGGTGATATCTTTTGAGTGTTGCTTCCGGATACCCGAGCGTAGGACACTTGACTTTGTAAACTTCGAAGTCCTCGTCGCTATCCGTGAACAAGCAGACTTCGTGGGGGACAAAATATTGCTTCGCTGATGCAATCAGTTGACGGGCGTACTCGTGATACATCTTGCCCGTAGCTACTAAAACCAAAGCCGTGTTCATGCAAACCGGGCATAGACATCGCCGTACATTTTATTGTCGTGCTTGTATCGGTCCAAATACCCAAGAACTTCATCGCCCGTTAGCCACTCGGGATGAAGTTCCATTGTTTCTTTCGTGGAGTAACTAAACTTTACCGGGCCAAGTTTTTCCAGTTTACGAACACAGGCTTCAGTCGAAATCAGAAACTCGGTGTTGAATTCAAAAGACAGAGAATGTACCGGAGTCGATAGCCCGCTCAAAACCTGATCTTCAAACCCTTCAACATCAATCTTGATGAACGACGGGATGCCGTACTGCGATACTAGAAAATCCAAGGTATCGAGTTCTACTTCACACTTACGATCCCATTGGTATTCGCCGAATCTATTAGATTCTCGAACCGCTTCGATCCACGGGGACGATAGGGATGAAATTCCGCTACGTTCTCCTGTGATAAGCGTTCCTATTCCAACGTGGTTTCCTAGGGCGCGGGGGACAACGGTAACGTTCGGATCGTCGCTGAACTTCTTGTTCAGAACTCGTACGCAATCCGGATGGGGTTCGACCGCGACTACTTTGGCTCCGAGCGCCCGGAATATCTCAGTACGTTCCCCGATGTTCGCGCCGATATCAAAAACCAGATCGCCATTCTTTATGAATCTTTCGTAGAAACGTTGAGTACGAGCGTCCTGATCTCTTTTTAACTTTCGCCAATATTCCCCGTTATCCCATTCCCGGACAACTTTGAGGAGTCTCGTCTTGAACTCCTCCGGCATATCCGGGAGTTCTTGAAGCAATGCTTCGCTAAGCGTATCAGGCATTCTTGAACCAGAAACAACCCGCGCCCTCAGAGATTCCTTTTACCCGCTCAGGATTCGCGTTGACGATGTACTGCGGAGGATCAAACAGCGTGAACTCTTTTAATTCAAGACCCTTGAACATTTCCAGAACTTGCTGGTACGAATAGATTCGATGGGCATTGAACATTACTTTGGGCTGTCCTACGGGCAACACGATGAGTGCTTGCCCGCCCGGAGCCAGAACTCTTTTCAACTCGCCCGCAGCTTTCAGGTCGCCTTGCACATCCAAAGTATCGCCGTATCGCCCGAGGCCAACGTGCTCAAGAACGTGCATACAAGACAGAGATTTCAGAGAACCATCCGATAGCGGAAGACGCGTCAGGTCCGCTTGTTCGACTTTAACGTCAGGCAATGATATTCGTACTTCCCGGATGTCGTAGAACGTGATCGGGCAGATTGCGGAAGCGATGGCAGAGAAATAGGTCAGTCCGCCAAAATCGGCGTGACTCGCGGGGCGCGTCTTTGCCAGAATCCGGGAAGCCCACCCCAGAAAATGCAAATAGATCGGGCAGTGGTCGTGCCCGGAATCATCATCCGTCAAGCACGGCAACTGCTGAATAACAGGAAAACGCCCGTCGTGCTTAGCGGAGAACTGAGCTAACTGCTGGTTATAAGTATCTTGTTTCAAACGAGAGTTCCGACAGGCCCCAATCTATTGCGTTCTTTTCTCCCCAAGGAGAATTATCATCCCACGGCGGGCACCACTTGTCGGTCCGGCTGTGGTCTTGGTGAAACATTGGCTCCGGAAGGATGACTTGCTTCAAGCCTTCTTGAGCCGCGAGGTAAACCGTCTGCCCATCTACTGTGAGACTGTACGGCACTTCCGGGTGACCCTTGATCGCCGCCCACGCGTCTCGGTGCATCAGAATGAAATCGCCCGAAGCGTTGAAGTGCAGTCCGTCCGGGTCGGGGTTTGTAAGTTCGCTTTCCGTACTCGAACCGTCTGGATAGCGGGTGCCTGTATTGAAGTTCGCCGCTGTTACTTTTCCGTCTCGAACGTCGTATCGGTTTACCCGATAGAAACAATCCTTGTCGAGCTTCGAAAGTCTTTGAATCAATTCCGGGCTATAGATGTTGTCCGGATTCGTGCTAAGGATGAACTCACCCGAAGCCCGTCTGATTCCTACGTTCTTGGCAACGTACTCAAAGAACTTCTCGCCGTGTGGATTGGGAAGACTGTTATGGACCTCGCCCGGTACAGTGATAATCTTGGTCTGAATCCACTTGGAGTTCCAGTCGAGCGCATCCGCAATTCGCGGGCGATCTTTCGGGGGGTTCCACTCAACTACCGTTACATCGGCGTCAAAACCATGCTGCTCAAGAAGCCCGTAAAGATTATCCAAGCAGTTTTGCATTCGCTGGATAAAGTCACCGCCGTAACATGCATTGCTGCCCGTAAAGACGAACGAAAGATAGCTCATTTCTTATATTCGTAAGTTGCTTTGCTCGTCTGTACAATTTCCGTATACGGCGTATCGCAATTCGGGCAGTTAGGCTCGCGCTCTAAATAATACCCAACACCGACGCCCGAAAACGGTGCGGGACAGTTTTCATTAAGGCAACGATAGGCGTGCCAGTCGTTCGCCTCTGAACCAGAAATAGGCAGGATGAATTTATTCACCACGCCATCTTCGGGCCAGCCCAACGCTGCGTATGCTTCTCGTTCGGTCATAGTCGCGCCCAACCGTCAGGAATCATGTCTGCGCTCAGGTGGTTGAAAGTAGGAGTAAACCAATCTCGGGGCGCTATGCAATTTTTTTGCAGATTCTGGATAAGCCAATTGGCCCACCACGAAAAGCTACTGTTCGCGCAGATGCCGTGCTTACATCGGGACATCAGCCATAGGTCTTCGTGCTCCGTGCCCGTATCCGTCTTCCGGACTTCGTTGTCAGGCAATACTGTAACGCCCGTACTATTGTGATCCACGTACGTCAGCGGATACCCGAACTCCACAACGTTCTTCTTGCACCACCCGATATCGTCTGAGAAAATGAAAAATTTCAGTCTAGAGACGTTTTTTAAGATGTAATATACTGCTCGTCCGTAATACTCGCCCGAACAAACACCGTGAAACGCCAGCCCTCTTGCTGCTAAGCTGTCCGTTCTCCGGACATGCAAGAACACGGAGTTGCAGGCTTCTATCTCTCGGGCGATCGTTAGTGTCTGGTCGCTTGGCTTGTTCCTGAGAGTGAAAGCCTTTCGGATCGTATCTTCGACACCCTCGAAGTATCGAGGACATTGGAAATAGCCCGAAAGCCTAACGTCGTTCTCGTACTTCTTCAGCAGTTCCGGATGGTACGTCAGGTCCGGCTCGCTTATCTCTTGTCCGCCGATATAGACCTGATTTACTTCAGTATTGAATCGGTCTAGCGCGTATGCCCGTGTATCATCAGTCTTAAAATACGAAAGGTCGAAACCTACTTCATTTCCTAGGGCTTCGAGCGCGTAGCCCATTGCGCGGATGTGAAGCTGATTCCCGATACCACCAACTGGCTTGAGAACTACCATTATCGTTTGCCGTACAATTCCTGTTCCATCAGGAACTCGATTAGGGTATTAAGAACCTTCAGAAGCCCGTCTACATCCCTAACTTTACCCGATTGGAGCTTCTCTTGAAGCATCCGTAAACGGTTATAGAGCAACATCAGATTTTATGTGAGCTTTTCGCGTTATAACGGGCAAGTCTATCGAGCAGACTGTCCATCTGTTCTTCGAGCCTCTGAATCCGATCCCCGTCAGTTTTGTGGGCGGCTGAAACTGTAGGCTTGTTATCCACCAGAGCCCCGATGGAACTGAATCTAGGGACACGCTGCGGAATCGAGTTGGCCGGGACGCTATAAACTACTTCGGTTTTCTTTACTTCTGGGGCGACCTTCGGAGGCCCGTAAACTACTTCCTTCGGCTTGAAAGCTGCGATCTGCTCGACTACTGATTCGGGGATTTCAAGGACGTTGCTCGAATCAAAGATGCTCTTCGGAGCGAGTGTCGCATTGGTATTTGAAGCCCGCAAAGCAGAACGAACGGGTACGGGCGAATTCTCTACCCACCCCGACTGTTGTACTTCCGAATCTCGCAAATCAGTTTGAACTTCAGTATCGTTGTCAGCCATTGTCTTTAATCCTTCGTAACAGAAACATGCCCGATAACCGTCTTGATCGCCTCAGTATCCGAAACGATTTGGTAGGAAACCTCGTCATCGTGGCGGGCGATTATCCAGCCCGAAAACTTCCCTCGCTTGGGTTTTACTTCCTGCCAGCCTTCAGCGTCAGTCCAGATCATTGAGTCAGTCTATAAACCTTCAGGCAAAGTAAGGAGCCCCACAAGAAGGGTGCGAAACTCCACGACCAATCCCCGAGTTCGAGCATTAAGTCACCGATGCTCATAGTCTCATCTTGGAAGTCAAACACATCTGCCAAGAAATTCAGGTGAGTCTGCTTGGTCATCAAACAATGAATCGGGTCCATCATTATCGTGCCATCCGGCAGAATAACGAAGTGCCCGCCCTTGACCACCACGCTTCCATCCGGGTTCAACGACGGTTCGCCGTCCGTGAACACCTGAAGCTTTACCGGGTTAGCCATGACGGGGAACTTGTCGTGGTTAGCCCACAGGACCAGTTGGTTGCTCAGTACGCCCGCAAACGTACAGGCTAAGGGCAACAGTAAAACCCAGAGATATGACGCACACAAAAACTTCCGAACTGCTTTCATCGAGTGGCCTCAGAGCCGCGCCCTTTGCAGAGCATCACGCGACTAGCCCCGGCGCTCTTACGAGCCCCTCTGCTCCGGGTCACTCAGATTCGTAAACTTTGCGGGCTAGCTGCCAAAGCAACTTCAAGACCTGCACTCACGGGCAGCCGCCGTTGTCGTACGGCTAGACGCTGGACCAGACACCTACTACCAAACTCGCGGGGGCCTGAAAGACCCCCTGATGCCCGGATCAGGACTTCATCGGCTCCGGGCGACCGTGGTAGGAAAGATTGTTGGGCGGGCATTCATTTACTTGAAACCACTTATTTGGAATCAAACCGCTCCCGCCCGTGCGTGAACTTGGTCTAAAAAGTCTTTTGTTTTTTGGGCGGGCGACGCTAGAGGTTCTTCCCGCCTGTGCATCCAATCCTCAAAGCTGATGGGCCCCAGACCTATACGTTTTCTGTACTCTATAAAACTCTGATAGACGGTCTCGTAAGAGTGGTCCACTATTCTGAGTCCTCATCGGAATACGGCCAATCGCCTTGCCGCATCATAATATTGATGCCTTCGTCCATGCGGCGGGCAACATCCGTAGGGTCGTCGTTCTCAAGTGCGTAGGCGTATTCACCTTTGTTCCTATAAACAGGAACATCGCCCTGTTTACAAAGGCATGTAACGCATCGCGTAGCGGAGGGAACTGCTTTCAATCGGGCTTCTGATAAAGGTTTGTGGCAAGCGTAACAAGTTCTAATCATCTGACTTGTCCCGCTCAATTTGAGAAAGGGTTGCGTGTGGCTTAATTCGCCTGCCGCCCCCGCATCCATAGCTCTGATAGTCCTGTCGATCAAAATCTGTTCCATATACGAGTTTGGACGAGCGCCCGCGCTCCATTGATAAGCCTAAGTCAATCAATATCTGCTCCCACTTGCGTAACAGTTGTTTGCTGGGCTTATTCACGAAACCGGATCACCCCTCCCCTAGAAGCAGCAAAAGGTCCCTATTTGCGGGACCTTATCCTATTAAGTATGTTCTTTACAGCACGTTCCGTAGTTTGAAGTTCGGAGGCAATCTCCCTTGCGGTCTTGTTTTCCCGCCAGTACATGCGGGCAATATTCCAGCGCCTGACAACCTTTTGCCCGAGAACTTTGAGCATCAGAGAGCGGTCGTCTTTGGCCCACGCGGGCCGGGTGCGGCGGGACTTCAGCGGAGTCTTAGGAGTTATGGTTTGTGAAGGAAACACGGAGAATCCTATAAGTGAATTAGAATCCGCCGTTTAGCCCGATAGGGTCTGTGCCCGACTCCGGCAATAGATTACCATGTCAGAAACAGATTGTCAAATTGACAAGGGTGAATCGGAGCAGACCACCGTCTTATTTGATTTATACGCCGACCAGCGGCGTTTTTGTGCGTCGATAATTCTCTGTTTTCCGTCAACCGACCAAACTTGCGCTTTCCTTTTCTTTATTTGAGGAGTGCTTTCCGAGCATGTCCACGAAATTCTTTTGACAACGTTGTGGGGAATAATTTCGACAACACTACCTTCTTTGCTGAAGGTATATTGCTGGAACGAGGATAGCTCGTCTGCTTCAATATCTGTTTGGGTATTGTCGGTGAAAAATATGCGGGCGATCTTGTTCATTGGTTAGTCCGTTGAGCATGAGTTGATACAGCGGCCAAAACTACCATCGTAGACCCGACTATTAGCATTTCAAGGTTGTGGATGTTTATGCCTTCGAGCATAAAGGCTAGGCCAATCGTGAAAGTGATAATTTCAAGGGCCCGCCTCACTGTCCGTTTCCCGTACTGGCGGGCTTCTGGACCTTGAGGACGCCCGAAACCTGACCTACGCCCGGACCAACCATCTGGATTAGTTCGGGCTTCGTAAGGTCTATCTTTACAATGATGTGGGGAGGAAGCTGCTGGCCCGCAGGCTTCCCCCCGTCTAGGAGAATTCCACGGGCAATCTCGCCCGATTCGATCTTTACGATCTGTCCAACGACGTGCTGCATAGCGACGGACACTCCGTCGAGTTCTGAGAGTTCGTTACCGATAGCGTCTAAGACCTTCATTTGGATGCCTTTTCTACTTCCTGTGTCAGACGGGCTTTGAACTCCAGAATCTCTTCTTGGCGATCTCGCCTATTACGTATCTCCCACATTGGGAAACTCTTATCGTCCGGATAGCTGTACTTGACCCGACCGTACTTTTCGTAAATGGCAGGTAGCTCTCCCGAGATGGCATTAAACTCGGCATCCAGCTTTGCCAGTAGTTCGTCTGTGGTCATAGGGATACCTTCTGTAGTTCGAGCGACTGGTTATAGCGGGCGATTATGTCATCCGTTATCGGCATCTCTTTTTGGCAGTGGGAACAACGCATGGTCCTGCCCGAAACAATAATCCAGTCCGGACTATGGTGGCAGAGTTGAGACAAGTACCAGAGGATGAAATTCTTGTGGGTTCTCATACGTTTTCCGGATAACGGTGGGGCTGCCCGGTCGCCCGTAACAACCCCTGCCGATCACTTCGCCCTGAACAGCCTAAAGACAGCCTACTATATCACGGGAGGTTTGTCAAGATGACAAATCAAGTGGACGGGCGGCTTCCTCGGCGTGCCATCGTGACGGGTGCCCGCGCTTACCGAGACATTTCCAAACTTGCTTATTGCTCACGTCCGTTTTCCGTATTGGAAGCCCGTAGCTTGTCGGCGGCCTTCTTGAGAGTATGGAACTCCTTATGAGACGGCCACGGGCGATTCGCCTCTCCGGAACCCCAACACCTGTTGCAGACGCCCTTGGTCATGGCCGCCCCGCCGATTCCGCCCCAAATAGGTTGACGTGCTGCCGTAGACGATATACCCGGAGCCCGAGCAAGCCTTACACGGGTCTTCAATACCCCGCCACTCCAGCAGGTACTCCGAGAGGTCACGCTTGGGAAAGGTACTCACATCCATAGGAGACTTCATGCCGCGATGGTACCAAAAGGAGCCTCATTTGTCAACTCGACAAATTCAGAGGCCCGTGCCAGTTAGCGTACAGCTAGTGGCCCGCTATTGCCCGCTCGGTGTGACTCCCCGCCAGCAGAGCGACCACCCCTAAGTCCATGAAAAGGGGCCCCTTAAATACAAAAAGGCTTACCACCCAAGCCTGAGCCAGAGCGCTTAAAGGTACTTGGGTACGACCACCCGGTATCTCTCTGGAAAAAGGATGCTTATGTAGTACGGAAGTAATAGCACGAAAGTGGTATATATCATCAGCTTAGAATATCTCGCTCTGAGCGGAAGCAATTTGCGGGCGTTCGCTCGCTCCTAACGTATTGATTTGATTGTGTTTGCCGTTGCACGTTAAAACTCAGCCGAAAACTCAGCCTAAACCTGTCGGAAATTTCGTCTCGTCTCAAATTGAGAATTTTTGTCGGTCGAGAAATCAAAGTGTAATCGAGCGTAGTGTTACACTCTGTAACGTTACCGCTTGTAACGGGCAATGTCTGAGAGTTTGTACTTGTGTGCTAACCGGATAATCGCGGCGCAATCCGGGCAGGAAATAGGCCCGCAAGTTGGGCAGCATCCTAGGAAGCCAACGCTCGAATCATTGGCATCTATCCCGCAGCACTCCTGATACCAAAGTCAATAGACAAATTACGGGCAATTCTAAAGAGCTTACGGGCGTCCGGAAAGCGTACAGCTTGTCAGATTGGCAAATTGTGCTAGTATTTCTGACAATCATTGTCACTTTGTCAATATTCCGTATAATCGCCCGCTGATTCTAAATGATTTGCGTTTGGAATCGGGCTTGCATAACCCTTTGCATGATTCGATTCGAGCCAATAGCGGTAATCGTGAAAGTAAAGGGCTTAGAAGTTGCTATCGGGCTTCCGTTTGAATGGGTTTGCCCGAAGCTCTGGAAATGGCTTGAAGAATCTACGGAGGAGTTATGACTACCTACAAGCAAAACACGCCAGAGCAAATTTGGGTATCACGGGCGATTTATCAGGAATTGCTCACAGCCCTTGACCCGTTTACGGGCTACCTGCCAATCACTGAACAGACGCCCGAACCTGTACGGAATATGGATTGCCCGCATTTCCAGCTAGCGTCATATGGCTGTGAGAACTGCTTCGCATCGCATGAGGAGATAGCGAGCGAAGCCCGCCTACAGGATCAAGAGGACTGGGCGAGCTTTACCAGAGTTTAGTCCGCACTCGAAGCCCGGTAGTCTAGTGAGCTATCGGGCATTTTCCCCGACTGCGCAGATTTGCCCGAATAACAGGCAGAACACAATGGAAACTAGATACACAAGCCCGATGATTTTCAGGATTAGCATATGTCCCCCTAACGTGCGAAGCATAGCACGATAGTGTGACAAACGACAAATTATTTTCTTGACTACTCTAGGTCACGGGCTTAGAGTACGAAAAACGGAGGAAGTATGACGATCAAACGTTTCGGTAAGACTCCTTACGAACTGCCCGCGTATTCCGCTCCTGCGGGCGATGATAGGCGCGTCCAATACTGCCCGTCATGCGAGCAGAACGTTTTGACTGTACCGGGCGAGCACGTTCCGAATCAATCACTCCGTTGCTGCGAATGGTGCGGAAGCTATACAGAGGAAGCCCGCTAATGACCCGTTACAGGCGTGACAATTCGGTATTCCGGGCGAGCATTGCCCGTAAGTGTCAAGCCCGTGAGCAAAGTTTGTCAACTTGGCAAGTCTTGATTGTCGGGCTAGTTGTCAATCTGGTAAAAGCCTATTGTTTTGTGCTCGCTCAGTTTGGCGAGTATCGTGCAAGATAACTAATCGGAGGGAATATGACAAAAGCAATTGCAGTTTTCGTGCTCATGGCGTCCGCAAGTTTGATAGCGGGCGAGCGTCCGAAGTCTAACATTCACGTTTCCCATTTGACGGAGAATGAGGTAGCCATTACCTGCCTTAACGGTGGGGATGCGACCGGAATTAAGACGGGCGACGTGTTGGTAATCTCTTGCGGAAAGTAAACAAATGGACGCCCGCAAACAAACCGGACAAGGATTGACCGAATACGCCGTTATGCTTGCTGTACTTTTGATGCTGGCATACGGTACGGTAAAGCTCGTAGCGAAGTATGCGGGCGTCCGGTTTGAGAATGCGGCAAAGGTATTAGAATTGCAGTAAAATTCAACGGAGGAAACGCTAATGACACTCAAAACGAAGGCAGTAAAGGCAGGCAGGAGCAAACGGGCGAAGGCAGTAAAGGAATTGACGCCCACAGAACTGTTTTTCTACGATCACGCGGGCTATTCCTACGGGCCTAATGAGAAGCCCGAAGACGGGCGCATCCGTTGCGCTAAGGAATTGTCAGAGGCCGAATCCATAGCAGCCCGCAAACAATGGTCCTATGCTTGGGAGTGGGATGATTCGGGATGCTCGGGCTGTGATTGCAAATCGCCCGAATGCAAATGCAGCACGGGCGAGGAGCACGAAACCCTAGGCTGTATCCTGCTAGATGAACATGGGAAACATATGCCGTTTTCGCTGTGGGGAATCTGTGGTGCGACTAACGACTATCGCAGAGTGGTAGAGGCAGAATTAGCCTCTGAAGCTTTGGAAGCCCGCAAGCAAGAACGTGAGGCATTACGGGCGAGTGTCCAGCATATGAACGATTCCGAACGAGAGGAGTTATAGACCATGACACGCGAAGAAATTCTCCGAATGTACAACGTAGATACAAACGGTATCATCCGGACGCCCGGAAAATTCGAGGGAGAAATGCTTTACACTCCCGATTTTTGGGAATCGGGTTTAGATGGTGCATGGTCCGAAGACGTTGACAATGTTTACTTCTTCCAGATTGACGCGGAGGACCGTGTACGGTTTCCGGAATTAGGGGAAGCTTATGGGCTTGCATTGTCCGAATCAGATACGGGCTTTGTATCTGCTACGATCCTCGAAACCAAAGAAAAGTATGACATGGCGCTAGAAGATTGCCAGAAAGCAGAATCCGAGCAGGAGGAAATGCAATGACAATGACAAAGACAACACACACGCCCGGACCTTGGGTAGTTAGCTCTGGCGCGGTCGAAACGGTTTCGGGCGTCCCTATTGCCCGTATGGACAGGGAACCTAGCAACGGGACAATGCCAGTAGAACGGGACTGCAATGCTTACTTGTGTGCTGCATCGCCCGAGATGCTAGACGCGCTAGAGGATATTTTCGCGCAACTAAACGGGCTTGAAGGCAGGCAATACAAATGGATTCGGGCGAGAATCGAACCTGTAATCAAGCTTGCCCGTAAGAACGACTCGGACGCGGGCGAGTAACTAGGTACGGGAAACGGACAAGAGATTACGGGCGAAGCCCGAGAGGAGAGAATATGAAATACACGATAGACTTCGGCAAGGTAGACTACAACAATAGCGGGCGAAAGAACTGCCGCGTAACCGTTGAAGTTAGTTTGGAAGACGGGCGTCTGAGTATTTGCGGTAGCATCTGGAATCCCCGCGAAACTGATATCTATTCAGGCGGGCAAAACATTGATGAGATAGCGAAGCTATTGCGCGGGAACGCCCGTATTCAGCGCATCAAAGCAGTTTGGGAACGTTGGCATTTGAACGATTTGCGAGCGGGAACGCCCGCACAGATGGCTTACCTTCGTGAGCATCCTGTAAACGCGGTATATCCCGAATCGCACTATAAGAAGGCAAGCAAGGTACTCACAGACGCGGGCTTGAATCCCGATGGTGGCTACAAATACGGGTTCGCTTGGCTCAAGGAGGAATTGCCCGCTGACGTTGTGGCGATGGTAGAAAACCAGTTTCAGGTTGCAAAAGCAAAAACCGTCTAGGTTCCGTAACTCCCCCGCTCGCCCGCAAACCAAAGGAGAATCATGTCCAAAAAGAAGGCACTTCTAGCAGCACTCCGTCAAGCTATTCTAAGGGAAGCCCGAGAGTTACAGCAGCTACGGGCGTCCGGAAAGCGTACAGGCAAATGATGGACGCCCGGCAAAGAGCAGACCTAGACCGTTACATTACGGGCAACTATGGCGAGGATCAAATCACAGACGATGAGGATACGTGCATCGAATGCGGGCTAGAGCATGACGCTTGTCAGTGTCATTGCTGGCATTGCGGTGAATTGGATTGTGAGTGTAAGACTTGCGATAGATGCGGGCTGCCCGTGACTACTCAAGGGGAAAGCCTCTGTGAAGTATGCGCGGAGAATCGCCCGAAATGAACGGATTAACTACAGCATCATTCCGCAAACGTTGGGCGAGATGGTACAAAACCGAGTACAAGAGGCAAGCCCGTAGGCTTGCCCGAGATAAAGTACGATTGCAAAATAAGGCAGAAATTTCTATGACGACGGGCGACACGATCCGGAAAACGGATTCTGAAACGCATAACTTCGGGCGACAGACTTTGCCCGAGGGAATCAGAGGGGAACTGTGACATTTGGACCTCATAACGCCGCGTATGCCGCACATCAGAAACGTTGTAATGACTGCCATTGTGTAGATGCGGGCTTCGGTAGTCTTTTTGACCGTTGCCCGATGGGAGCCAGACTGTTACGGGCAGCCAACGACGAGTCCGGTTTCCGGATGCCCGTTACCAAAGATAATTTGACAAGTTGACAAATACGGCGGATAATACTCTAAGTTTCGGGGGACTATTAAATGAAGGAAGTTGAAGTAAAAACACAAGCAGAACTTGAGAAGGTTTGTAAAGACGGCGATATTGCCGTTGTTCGGGCGGGCGTGTTTTATGCCTACGGTAGCTCGCAGGTGACGGCCTGCGATAGCTCGCAGGTGAGGGCCTACGATAGCTCGCAGGTGAGGGCCTACGGTAGCTCGCAGGTGACGGCCTGCGATAGCTCGCAGGTGAGGGCCTACGATAGCTCGCAGGTGAGGGCCTACGATAGCTCGCAGGTGAGGGCCTACGGTAGCTCGCAGGTGACGGCCTGCGATAGCTCGCAGGGGAG